TCAGCCAAGCCCAAGCGCGGAACGGATGCGATCAGGCACGATGTCCTTGCCGTCCTTCCGGTAGATGTGGTTCAGCAGGTCGATTTCCCACAGCGGACGATCGTTAACGCTCAGCTTGTAGTAGGTGTTTTTGACAGCGTAAGTGTGTGATGTGGCTTCGCCCTGTTTGGCTTCCCCCATATCAATTTCCGTCACACGCCCGCGCATCTCGATTTCATACAGATCACTTTCTGCATCGGTGTAGTATTCACCCGCAAAACGCAGCAACGTGCCGTCAATCGTGCCGCCATATTTAAGGAACAGCTCACGAACTGCGCCCCCCATGACAAAACTCGCATCAAGCGCAGAATCATCAAGACCGAGGTCGATACTCACCGCCCCCATCATGCCACCGCCACGATAGCTTTCAGTTTTGCGCGTCAGTTTAGGTGGAGTGACGGACGTCACCTTACCCACTTCGTTTTCACCATTCACAAACAGCGTAAAAAAGCGAAGATGTTTTGGTACAGCCATCAGACACCTCCCAACACCGCAAATGCGGGATCAAAGTATTCATCAGTAAACGTCTGGTAAAGCTCCATATCTTCCAGCGGAGGAACGGGCGTATATTTGTAGCGAATACGCACACGCCCCTGACGTAAATCCGTGGTGCTGTTATCCACCACGTCATACCAGCACGACGCGCCAATCAGTTTCCCGGCAGTAACCAGTGAATCCAGTTTTGCCCTGATGGCACTGATAACATCCTTCACGTTCGCAGGCGTCAGTGGACTGTCGATGGTTTCAAACTGCGCTTCCGCAATTGAATCAGCCAGCACCTGTGCGGTTCGGGTATACACCTCAAAGATGTAGGCGTTCGTTTCCGGTGTGCGGTTGCCCCAGAAGCGGAACCCGTTGCGACGAATAATGGTCGTGATTTCTTTGTTGTTGAGGCTGTTGGCATCACTGTCTTCGGCCTGCAACGACCAGAACACATGCCTGGACATTCCCAGCACATTTTTAACCGGAACGTTGGACAGCGATTTGTGCCAGCCCTGCTCATGGTCAATGTACGCACGAAGGCCGCACGCATAGGCAGGCGCGGGGAACGTTTCGTTTTTGCCACTTTTCGGGTTGTAGGCGATGAAGTCCGGCCATAAGAGCATCACCTCACGTTCGTTGAATTTCTGGCGGTAGGTAATCGCCTCAGCCATCGTGTTACAGCCGTGACATGAGGCATACACAAACGCGCGCAGCTTACCCGCAATCACGCACAGGGATTTTGTCACCGCCTCCGTGTCCAGCTCCGGCGCGGCCAGAATACGCGGACGGTATCCGATGCTTTCATCCTGTTCTGCAACAAGCAGCGCATACATCCCCGTATAGCTGCCGTCATCCTCAGAACCACCGATAACCAGTTGATCCTGCGTCTTTCCGTCTTCTTCTTTGTGTTCAGCCACGCGAACGACGATCACCTTTGTGCTCACCTGGTCTGCGATGGCCTTAAGCGCACGATAAAGCGTCCCCGTTGTTCCGCATTTTCCCAGCACGTCATTGACGCGGGTCAGCAGTGTGGGCTTGTTCAGCGGGAACAGCTTCGCGTCCGCATCATCCGCCGTTGCCACGATACCGATAACGCTGGAATCAACATCGTTAATCGCTGTTACCAGGTCGGTATTTTCCGTAACACGGGCACCATGAAAACGAGTTTCACTCATAGCTTCACCCCCTTGTATCCGTTAAATGATTCGGCAACAATCATCACCCACCACGCGCGTAATCTCACCCCTGCGCCATTCTCCCGCCACGGCGACAACAAAAAGCAGTAACCCCCTCCGCACGCACATGCGACCATGCCGCACAGGGAGGGAACAGATGACCGACACCACCATGCAATTGCTCAGTCAGAGCACAGACCCCGTAAAAATGCCGGATTTTGATATTCTCGCGGAGGGTAAAACGCTGTCCGGCGTGGCGGAGCGCCTGATGAGCCTGTCGCTGACCGACAACCGGGGATTTGAGGCAGACCAGATCGCCATCACGCTGGATGATGCGGATGGTCAGTTGCAGCTACCGCCACGGGGCGCGCGCCTGACGGTTCTCATTGGCTGGAAAGGAGAACCGCTGACAGAAAAAGGCACTTACATTGTTGATGAAATTGCTCATGAAGGACCGCCCGACAGGCTGACTGTTTCAGCCAGAAGCGCAGATTTTCGGGATGAATTTAACGTTAAACGTGAGGTGTCCTGGCATGATGTGACCGTTGAGCGCGTGGTATCCGCCATCGCTCATCGGTACGGTCTGAAACCGCAAATCAGCGAAATGCTGATGGATATTGAAATCGACCACGCCGACCAGACCGAAGAAAGCGACATGTCCTTCCTTACACGCATGGCGGAAATGCTGGGCGCAATCACCACGGTAAAAAGCGGTAATCTGTTATTCATCATGCCCGGCGGTGGCGTGAATGCACAGGGCCAGCCGTTGCCCTCGTTCGCCATCACACGCAGCAGCGGCGATCGCCATCAGTTCCGCATTGCTGACCGCGAAGCGTATACGGGGGTACGCGCTTACTGGCTTGATCTTAATTACGGGAAAAAGAAAAAAGTCAGCGTGAAACGCCGCAAACCGCCAAAACCCAAAAAGGAGAAAAGCAGCAGCCGTGAAGGTGATTATATGGAAGGTGCGGCAGGCAATGTGTTTGTGTTACGCAAGACTTACCAGAACGAGCAGGCAGCAAGGCGTGCAGCGGCGGCAAAGTGGCAGCAACTACAACGCGGAGCCGCATCATTCTCCATCACGCTGGCGCGTGGACGTGCAGAACTCTACCCTGAAATGCATGGCACGGTGACAGGCTTCAAAAGTGACATCGACAATCAGGACTGGATTATTGCAAAAGCCGAGCACACCATTGATAACAGCGGCTTTACCACGCAGCTTGAGCTTGAAGCCAAAATCCCGGAATGGATAGCGGAAACAGAATGAGCAATTTAGATGCCCTTACTCAGACCTAAGTCAGTATATTTATTGCGCACACTAAGCTCATTAAGACAATTCACTCTACATTAATTTCTTGAACACAACCCAATAAACGATAAAATTTTCATGGTATTTCTTCCCCATAATAAGAGAACTGTATGAGCAATAACTGGATATATGTTGGTGCTAATATTAATGATCACCAATGGTCAAAAGTAGGAAAAACAACTCGCGGTCTGCAGAATAGACATGTCTCATCCCAGAACCCAGGGTTCTTTATTTACACTGCTTATAACATCATAGACGGTGATGTTCATGAGATTGAGTCTAATCTTTTGGTATATCTTGAGTCTCAACCTGGTGTTAAGCGTATACGTCACCTTAGCACCGGCAGTAAAAGTGAGTGTTTTTCTGTGCACCCTGAAGAAGTTGCCTGTTTAGTGGAATCATTTATCAATAATCACTATCCCTCATGTGTAACTCACGAGTTTTTATTTGACGGAATAAGCCGCTATCAATGCCCTAAAGATTTGTATAACAATTTTAATCGACATCAGAAGCCTGATGAAAAGTTACCATCATGGTGTGAAGAGCCTTCGACACATCTTCCAAATAATTTGAATATGTCTTCCGAAAAGTACTTTACAAGTAATCAGGTAGAACATGAAGCCGATTTAGGGAATGGATATTTTGTTGATTACCTCACAGGACTACAGGGATATAGGGATGAAGATGGAAACGAAATTTATGATGAACCTAAATAAGATAACAAATCATTAGATGGTAACTTATTGAATACAATGCATTTTTATAGTTAATTCTGAAGAGAAAACAATTCCATTTACCATTCAAAGCGGACTAACGGTTGGAGTCTGAGTCAGTACAACTTAGAATAGCGGCAGCATCACGTTAAGGGAGGTCGCTATGTTCCGTTGTCCGCTTTGTGGCGCATCTGCCCGTATCCGCACCAGTCGTCCGGAAAATGATTCAAACACAGTGCGGCAAAAATATTACCAGTGTAACAATCTGGAATGCGGCGTATGCTTCTCAACACTGGAGGCTTTCCATAAATTCACATCGAAACACGCTCCCGGCGTTCACTCTTCAGAGGGCATCCCGTGGAATGAGCTGCCAGCTTCGCACAGGGGAAACAACCAGATGAGTTTGCCTTTACCTCAGAATTAACAGGCAGAATTGCCGGAGTAACAAAAAAGCGATAGATTACGCGCGGGTGCCTTTCGGCTGATGGTCGGAGGGAATACCCGAAGGCCAGATGTGGAAAGGCCCCGGAAAACATTTCTGTTTAACCGAGGCCCTAACCGCATTACCTTGACAAGTGAAAGGTTAGCGCCTCTCCGGAAAAGGAGCAAGTGCTATGTCGCAAAAATCGCTTACGGCCATCACGTTCTGCGTGACGGCAATCCTCATCATCTGGATGCTGCACGGTTCGCTGTGCGAAATACGGATGAGCTTCTGGGGAGCGGAGTTTGCGGCGTTCTTACAGTGTAAGCAGTAA